GGAGTGCACCACTCGTTAAAGGGGTTCCGCAATTTCCCCGGAAATATCCCCGTAGTAAATAGTGTTCAAACGCCAGAACCGAAGCCAGCAGCTCCGCGTCAGAGCGTTTCAACAAATAAACCAAAAGGAGGTAACACCACTATGACACCAGAAGAATTAAGAGCACAGTACCCGGAGGCGGTTGCTCAGATTGAGGCCGCAGCTATGGAGACAGCAAGAACCGAGGCAACAACAGCCGAACGCTCCAGACTGCAGGCGATCGAAGAAATCGAGGCAACAGTCGGAGACGCTCAGCTCATTGCAGAGGCAAAGTATGGCGCTAATGCTTGCACAGCTCAGGAGCTCGCTTTTAATGCAATGAAAAAGCAGGCCCAGCTCGGCGCTCAGCATGTTCAGAATAGCGACGCTGACTTTAAAGCCTCTGGAGCTGCTGGCGTAGGAACAACGCCAAACTCTGGAGCTCCTGCACCAAAAGATCAGGCTCAGGACGAAAACGCTCAGGTTGCTCAGCTTGCGGCAATGATCGCAAACGGTGGAGCAGCCCCAACAACTCAGCAGAATTAAAAACAAGGAGGTAAAAACCATGAGAGCAGATCAGAACATCGGAACCTGCAACGCTGACAATCTTTTGATTGACAGCAAATTCCCGGTTGACGCGGTAAGCGTCACAATCGCGAGCGGCGAAGGAAAACTTGCTCGCGGTACCGTTGTTGCTATGAATAGCGCAACGAAAAAGTGTGTTATTCTCGGCACAACTGCCGGAGAAGGCGAAACATTAACCGCATACGGTATTATTTGCGACGAAGTGGACGCAACAAGCGCCGACGCCGTTGCTGCTGTTTACAGAAGCGGCCATTTTAACAGAGAGGCCCTTATTGTAGACGACGAGTACAATATCACGGAAGCAGACGAGGCAGCCCTTCGCAATGGCGGCATTTATCTCGACTCTGCAATGTAAGGAAAAGGAGGAAAAGAACAATGCCTACACCGTTAATTTACAGAACCGTCACCATGCTGGCGGCTATTCAGGCAATGCCTACACACAGAACATTTTTAAGAGATCGCTATTTCCCTACAACAGCACCGGTCAACGGAGTGTCTGAGGATATTTTCCCGGGCGAGGAGGTGCTCGTTGAATACAGAAACGGCAGCAAGAAAATCGCGCCTTGTGTAATGCCTCGCAAGGGCGGGATCACAATCGAGCGCGAAGGCTACAAAACATACAGCTACGTGCCGCCTTTTATTGCACCTCAGAGACCTCTCACCATTGACGACCTTAACAAAAAAGGTTTTGGCGAGCAGCTTTTCCAGAATGTAACACCTCAGCAGAGGCAGGCGCAGATCCTCAACAGAGATCTGACTGAGTTCGATCAGATGATCTCCGGCCGTGAGGAGTACATGGCAGCACAATGTATGATTAACAACGGTTACATTCTCAGACACTACGCTGACAAATACGGCAGCGGTGAATATGAAGAATTTGAGATCCGTTTCTATGACGAGGACGCAAACCCTGCTCAGTACACTCCTGCTGTTAAGTGGGGCGAAGCTGGCGCGGATATTTACGGCGACATTTCAGAAATGATTTACATGCTCACAAAGAACGGGCTCCCTGCTTCTGAGCTTGTAATGGCTCGCGGCGTTTCCAAGATCGTGTTAAACGATGAAAAGATCCAGAAGTACCTCGACAACAAGAGCATTGCAATCGGCTCTATTGAGCCTATGAATTTGCCGGAAGGTGCTTGCTGCTTCGCAATTTTGAACGTAGACGGACACCACGTTAAGCTCATCACATACGACGAGACCTATGAGGACGAAAACGGCCAGATCGTGCCTTATATCCCTGCTGGTACTGTCGTTCTTTCTCACCCAGCAGCGGGCCGCGGTCTCTATGGAGCGGTTACCCAGATTGAGCAGGACGACGGCGAGTTCCACACTTACACCGGCCGCCGTATTCCTAAGTATACAGCGGACGTAAAGGCAGAAAGTCGCGACATTAAAGTGACAAGCCGCCCGCTCTTAATTCCAAGAAGCAAAAATCCGTGGGTATCTGCTAAGGTACTTTAATTCACACGCGAAGGAAGGAGCTACAACATGATTAGAATAATCGCCGGAGTATACGGACACAAAGAAAACGGAGTAATCACTCCAAAAGATAGCAAGTCGGAGCCGTTCTCTCTCACTCCTGAGAGAGAGGTCGAGCTTGTTGCTCAAGGCGTTGCTGAGTATGCAAATGTAATCATACCAGACGACGATCAGGACGACGACGGCCAGAATGACGACGATCAGAACGGCAACGGCCAGAATGACGACGATCAGAACGGCAACGGCCAGAATGACGACGATCAGAACGGCAGCGGCCAGAATGACGACGATCAGAACGGCAACGGCCAGAATGACGACGACCAGAACGACGACGCCAAAACAAAGAAACCGGAATACAGCGACAAAATGAAGTTGCCAGAGCTGCAGGCTCTTGCTGCTTCTTTTGGCCTCGACGCTGAAAAAATGCGCGCAAAAGCTGAGGTTATCAAGCTGTTAGACGATTACTTTGCAGACGAGGACGACGGAGAACAGCCGCCGGCCTTTGGAGCTATTGATCCCGTTGGCTAAAACGCTAAAAGAGCTCATAGCGGCAGACATTGATCTGATATTTATGCAGCTCAACGACTTCGGGGAAACCCACAGAGTCGAGGGCGAAAAAATAACAATCATAATCGACAACGACACGCTTGCCACTATGAAAAATGGCAATATTTTAGGCGTTGCCGAGTCTGACCTGCTTATTTTTGCCAAAACCGAGGATCTGCCGGGCAAAAAAGCCCCGGGCTCAGCTATCAACATAGACGGCCGAGAGTGCGTTGTTGACTTATGGACCGAAAATCTCGGGATCACACAGATAAGCCTGCACCACTCTCGCATGATTTAAGGAGGCGCGCTATGGCAATAACGAGCGATCTTGACAAAATTGTCGAATGGTTCAAAACCGAAGTATGCCCCAAAATGCAACTAAAGGTACCGGACGACGCAAACAATGACGGCGGCTATGGCGTGAAAACAACCACGCCGGCCGCTTTTGCTATGTATATACCTACTCAGGACCACAAGCCGCCAGAAGTGGCGGCACCTATTCCTTCTATCTGCGTGCAGATATTAAAGGGAAAACACTCGCCGGCCCAACACATGGGCCAATTAACGATCCAGCTTGCACTTGCAGCATGGAACCCGGGCGAGCACGGCGGCGAAAAAGCCGTCCCGGTGGAAGATCCTGACGCTCTGGGAGGTTATACATACACGAAAACCCAGAGCGAAGAATTTAAAAGAAGTAACGAGGGCTGGCGCGACGTCTGGAATATGACAGACAAGGTGCTGGCTGCGCTTGAAAACACGGAATATATTGCAGATATGAGACTTGTCAAAGAGAACAATATCGAGTACGGACCTTTTACGGAGGACGGCGCGATCGTGAGCTACTACCCTTATTGGTTTTGCTGGGTGCAGTTTACTCTCGAACATGGACTCGCGCGCAAAATTCCGGCAGAATACGAAAAATTTTTGTAAAGGAGTGATACAATCATGAACTATCAGCACGGAGCTTTAGGCGAGATCGGCAATGATAAGGTAAAAGCGGCCGTTCAGGTTGACACCGTTGTGGCATACATCGGAACCGCCCCTATTAACCTTGTTTTAGGTTATAAGGACAAGAACCTTGTCAACACACCGATCAAGCTGGAGAACATGCCAAAGACTCAGGCAACAGTCGGCTACTCAAAGAACTGGGATAAATTCACGTTATGCGAGCCGTTCGACTGTCATTTTGCGAGCACAATCGAAAACGTGGGACCGATCTATATTATCAATGTATTGGATCCGGCAACCCACCAGAAAGACACAAAAACAACCGTAGAGCTTACATTCAAAAACGGCCGCGCCGAGTATGCAAGCGATACGATCATTCTTGACACCTTTGCACTTGCTGACAAGGTGCTGGGATCTGATTACTCTATTGACTACAACTACACAAAAGGCGTGGTAGTCATTGAGTCATTGAATGACGCAGAGCCGCTCGACGGCACTCTTGAGGCGTCATTCTCCGAAGTCGATCCAACTCTTATAACAAAGAGCGACATTATCGGAAGCGTGACCGCTACCGGAAAGCGTACCGGCCTGCAGGCTCTCGCAAAACTCTACACCATGCACAACGCCGTGCTCAATCTTTTGGCCGC